GTCTGCATCATTTTGACACCCAAATCAACTTTTTGCTCTGATGTTAGTTCGTTCAGGTCACGCCATACGATATTGATACAATTTATCGGTTCCGGGAAAGTGAATTTCTCGATCCAGTCTTTAATCAGGCCTTTAATCATCTTGTTACAGAACGACTCCTGACGATCCATGATCACCCGGTTCCAGCTGCGAATGTCCTCGGTAGTTGCCCGTTCACCGGTCTGGTTGCCGATAGCCATTCTGACCGGCTTACGATGATGCGCACACGCCTCATTTGCTGAGATGTTCCAGCTGTTTTCCGGATTGGTCAGAGTTGAAGTTTGGATCGTGTCAACGCCTCCGGTTGTGATTATTGAGCGGCTAACTTCATTATCAAAGTCTGCCATCTGATTGATTATCAGTTCAGCTTCCGTTTCTGTTGTGCCCTTTTCAATCCTGTTGGCGTATTTATTTGATGCGTTCTGATAAACACCTTCAGCAGACGAACCCCGGATTTTCATGGCGTCCATCAGTGCTTCAAATGCGCCCTCATTGCAAGGGACGCCGAATATTGAGTTCCCGTAAGCGCCCTCGCCGATGGCGTATGTACGACTTGCATGAACTGTATAACTCTGTGTCTCGAATTCGTTTGTATGCCCTACACCATCAGTCCGCGCACTAAATGTGACTGGCTGACCATAATTGATTGAGTTGGGATTTTCGTTCGCAGTCTCAACCTTCATTTCCGATTCGTCATGCACCCGGAGCGCCGCCAAATATTCTATCGATGGTAGCCTGAGCATTTCTTCTGCCATGGACGTCCGTTTATCTTGACTCACAACGTAAGAAATTACACCGTAACGCATTGGCCTCTGTTTGTGGTCAAGGTCTTTGATGAACTCCCACACGTTCAAGCGCTCGAAATGCTCATCAATGGCTTTTTCGAATTCAGTTGGATTATCAGCCCGGCGCTTAACATCCTCGTCACCGTCATAGATGGTAGGCCACACTCGCCAGCAGTCATCAACGATGCCATACGACAGATTGCTGGCAAGGCCGTGTCGGTTCGCTATGTTGTAGTGCTGTTGGAGTGAGATGGTTTCCGGGTATCCGAATTGTTTTGCGATATTCCGTTTATGATCCGCTCTCAATGCGCTGGAACGATAAAACATCCCTCGATCCATTACCCCATAAGCGCCTAAATCTCGCCGGTCAAATGAATTGCGCCCAATCCTTGATTTGATTTTGTTGATTTTAGACATAAAAATAGCCCTATCTGATAATAGAGCTATTGTAACTTAATTTGTTGCCTGGTTGAAATTTATCGATTGCGCCTCAAATAAACAGCGCCCAAAACGATATCAACACGACGCATAACGCAAACTGCAACGCAAATTTTACATTATTCATTAGTCATCACCGTTGGATAGTGTAATAGCTTGTTTTTCTAATTCATCGAACAGGGCATCAGCCGCCTGAATCGCATCGCGTGCCATTGCATTAAATGATGCATATCCAGCACTTTCCGGCATCAAATGACACATTATTCTCAAAGATGCCGCTTCAAGCTTGGTTAGGCCTTTATGTTCGCAGTAGAGTTCTCCGCCGTTATTATTAGTATCAAAATCCATGTATAGATTAGGGTGTGCTGGTAGGTCTTTATTTTCCATCTTTATACTCCTCTCTTTGGTTGATTTTTTGGACTTCCTGAGCGAATTCCTCAACATATTTAACGGCCTCACGCTCTGTCAGCCCACACTGAACGATGCATATTGCCATTTCATGCAACTGTTCTGTCGTTATTTCAAACGTCATGAATATTACTCCAGCACTTGGGCATACATCTGGTCAAGTGCCGGGTCTGAATTTATCGTCTCAGCACGCTCCAATTCGATATCCGACATTACCGCGTTTATTCCCAGCCGGGTAATATTGCGATTTAGCACCTCAGCCGGCGTTGACATCGGCATATTCAAATATTTTTTATGCAAATCGAGAGCGACCCGGATCCGATAACCGATATGCTCCGGGAATGCCAGTGCTACATTAATTGATAACGCGTCAGCTCCTGAATCTGTTGGGTACAGATACGCCTCACCAGACACCACCACAGAGTTAAATGGCTCGTCATGGCGACCGAGTAGACTCAGACCACGTCCCCGCAGCTGAGACTCCAGCGCTCTGACACCAGTTGGTTTCCCGTTTTCCGCCAATTGAAATTTAATAGCGGTTTGTGTTTTGTTCAGTTCCATAGTTAGTCCTCAATTATTCTAAACTGTTTCAGATGCCGGTTAGTCAACGGATGAGCTATCCGACGCATTTGTGATTTCGTGATTACTGTTTTCATATCAGCCTCACCAAAATTTGGATAAGTTAACAATAGGCACCATCAAAAAAATTGTCAACGAATTATTGCTATTTTGTGTAAATTAATTTATGCTGAGTGTATGTTAGGTTAAAATAGCAAATAGGAAATACATCATGGCTCGTTATGTGGAATTTACTAAAACTCTAAACCCTCACTGTCTCGTTAAACCGACAATTGAATTGCAGTGTCGTCCTTATAACCCTCCAGGCAAGCAATGGGGTGTTGTTTGTCGCTCTGGGTGGCCTATGGAACGCCCGGTTCAGGTGTCTCACGGTTTATCTAAACACGAAGTGAGAAAAATAGCTAAAGCGTTCATCAACGCTTATCAGCTCGAAGTGTGATGGGGAATAGTGTTTAACTCAACGTCGTTACGATAGCGGCGTTTATGATAAATATTAATGAACAGGAGATGCACCAATGAACGTTAAAAAATTAGAATGCTTTAAAAAGGTAGCAGCTGTTATCGGTGACGAGCAGGCTGAAATTGAACTACAGGCCGTGTATGCTGAGGTAAATAAACGCCTAATTTTTGATAGTAAAAAAATAAATTGTTGTTTCCCGTGGCACATAACACCTCAAGGTTTTGAATTTTGGGAAGCTATCGCCCGAAAAACTGGAGATTTTGCAGATGACTAAACTACCAATTGAAACACACAACGGGGTTGAGGTGAAGCCGGTTATTGATGAATTTAATGACTGCGGCGATCGTTGGTGTGTTTTTCTCGGCGATATTGATGCATGCAATGCAGCTAAATGCAAAAAGTGTGAGCGTAGCGATAGACGTACGGTTTATTTCATCCACGTAGGAGACGATGATGAGTAACGAACCAGACTTCACCGCCGACCGCATTATTAGCGACCGTCAATATCAGCGCATGCTGGCGTTTGAAGACAAGCACGATTGCCGGATACCTTTGATCGAAGGGTATTTTCTGCCGTCGGACGATTGCTATGAACGGTTCGATACCAATGGCAACCGGTACTGGCTGATTAGTGAAGGTGCGTATTTGTTCATGGCAAAACGCAAAGGGTTTAACTGGAGTGAGGAATAATTATGAAAGACATCAAGACGGGTGAATATCATTGCCAAGAGATACCAAGTGAATATATTGTGGCCGAAAAAAATGAGCAGGATGGGCTCGCCATATTAACCATGGCTGCTGATGATGTGGATTACATTGTCGTTCTAGATAAAGATGACGCGGTACAGTTTGCGCGTGAAATCCTCGAAATGCTGGATAGTGAGGAATAGCAATGTCTCTATCACGCTGGGAAATAGACGAGCGCGACCGGAAGGCCAAGGTCGCACTCACGCGACGCGAGCAGGCACGCAGAATTAACAGCGAACGGCGTGAAGCAGAAGCAGAAGCAAAGCGCCTTGGTGTTGCGGTCGATGAGTATTTAGATATGGTGAGGTAGTTTGATATGGCATACAAAAGGCGGGAGCTCATTAAAAAAATAAACAAAAAGAATGTCGATCGAATTATAGATTGCGTTCGATTATTTTATGTAACAAGAGCCGGAATAAACCTAGCTGGCGTTGAGTTTGACAGGTATTATCTGGCGTGCAAGCTCCTTTCTGGTTTATATTCCGCTGATAATTTGCTATCACACAAGTTTGCTAAACGCGAGCAATCAAATGCTTATTTTGTATACACATATCTCGAACATGAAGAGATGGTAAGGAGATTAAATAATGGAAAAATTTAACTGGGATGAGTATCAAAAGAATCCGGGCAGAAAGGTGATTACTCGCAATGGGAGATTGGTGTCAGGTATTAAATTGAGAGATATGCCAACGATGTACCCGCTGTGCGGGTATGTTGAATATGTGCCCGGACTCCGCACCTGGAAGATTAACGGAGTATATGATCGGCATGAAGAATGGGGCAGCTGGGATCTGTTTTTTGCTGATAAGTTGGTTTTGGAGCCCAATCAAGATACTCAGGAAAATTGTTGTTGCATTTCTTTTTCTGAAAGCAATTATCTGAAATTGAGAGCTGGCAAAACTACGACAATACGCCGTGCTGATGAAAAAACATATCAACTCGGACCGGTTACATTATCATGCCCAGATTTAGGTCAATCAATAGAATCGGAAGTGACAGAGATTCGGATAGTTAGATTTGGTGATTTGGGTTTGGCTGATGCGGTGTCTGATGGGTTCAATTCAGTCGAAGATTTAAGGGTTGAACTTCAAAATTGCTATCGTAAATTAATTAGTGATTTTGAAGTAGTATTGATTATCAGGTTTAAGCGGGTGAATGGTTAATGAATAACGCACATGTCATCAAGTGGTGCCGTTGGAAATGGTGGCTGGCATCACGATTAAACAAACAGTTCGCTCAGCTGCACTGGGCAACTCAGGAGCGGATAGAGCGAGCAGCGCATGATTCACGTCATTACCGTAAATATCTAAAGCGCGCCATGGATGGCGAGCCGATGCTACAACTACGCTCTCGATACTCAAAATCATTCGGACGAAAGAAGGATGACAGGATTGTCCTGCCGGGCGCGAATAAATGACACGCTGGATAACTGCATAATTTCACATCAGCGTGTATGATGGTTTATTATGCAGTTATGTCCCAGTTAATAGTGAGCCATCAAAAATGCTTGAATTAATCAACAACCTCTTATCCAAAAATCCAGCATTAAGAGACCTGACGATATTTGCAATGTTTGCACTGTCTCTATATCAATCAGTCAAAACCGAACGAGCAATCGAAAAAACCGCATATCAGTATGAATATCACATCCTCAGTTACAGCCTAGCCGACGTAAATACTAATGAAGAGATATCGACTATGGTCAGGAAATGGCAGGATGAGGGATGGGGAGCTCAAATCGCTGCCGCCCAGGTTATTTGCGTTAGTCCGGCACGGGACCGCATCGTTAAACTGCTCGGGGAGACCGGAACGTCAACTCTGTGTCGCATTAGTCATTGACCCTGCCTGAATTGTCCACCATCGAATGAAGGGCGCTTTAATTTGGCGTCTTTTTTACGAAATCACTTGTAAACTAAATATCTGGCGCTATAATTAATTGACACTCAGATAAATCAAATAGAGGAACAGTAATGAGTCATTATAAATACGTAAAATCTACCCCAGCCCCATTTTCTTCAGTTGTGAAGGATTTTGAAGATGGGATTGAGTTTTTTGTTAAAATTCATACTCAAAACAGAACGTGTTATTTCGAATACGAAAAATTGACAAATCTAAGTGATTTGTTGAGATGCTACAATGACGAATCCCTACTGGTTCAAGAAAAGATCGATCCGATGCGGGCCGCTAAAGATGCGATATTGGCCGATATGCAGATCGCAAAACCTGAGTTATTCACTGCATTTCTCTCCATGAGCGTTACCTCGGAAGCTAAAGAGTTTGACCGTGATTTTATGCGCTTATCTATGATTGCCGTAGACGCCTACCGTGCCGCTGGCGGAGAGCTGGATAATGATTAATACGCAGGCATCGATATCGCCCGCTCAACTGTTTGCGGCGACGATAACATGGGGATTGCGGTATGTGGATTTTGAGACTGCATACCGTAATGTAAAACAGATAATACGGAGGGGTGATGAATGAAACCGTTTTATATCAAAACAGCCAGCCTAACTGAAAGCGAATTGGTGGAACTACTAAAATCGTGCTGGGGGCTTCAGGCTGAGATAGATAAAGACTGTCATGATATAGCATGCCGTAATGCAACAGATTCCGCCGCCTGCTATCCATATGTTGGCGTTGCTGGTGATTTATATACGTATTTTGCGTCCGATCCGGAATTTTACGAATTTTACGGGGGCGACCCAGTGGAATTAAAATCATTCGCTGATGTCATGGATCACATCAAAGGACGTCCGGAATATTTTGACCCCACCGCAATCGAATTCTGTTCGCTTAAAGAGGGGAGGCATTCTATAAGAGAATATCTCACTCAAACATCACAGACTGACACGCAGGAGGTTGTCGATAAAACCCCAGAACCATCAAAAGAAGAGACACTTGATATAATCAATCCAGAACTAAAAAATAAACGGTTGAGATACTGGTAAGCTAAAGGAGATTACCGCATGAAAGATATCAATATAGTAGACGGTGGCTCATACCACTGGAGTACGGATGAATATCATCCTGATAATTCATTCACAATGACAGATTTTTTAATCAATGAGTTTAGCGACGACACAGGATTTGAGCTTATATATCTCGATGGCAGCTTTGCAGAGGTCCAATCAAGGACTGACGGGAAAATATTCGCAGTTAACGCCAGTGGCGATGGTGATTCATTTAACCACAAGGTCACATTTGAATTAATTTAACGAGACGGATTATGAACAAAGACAGCAAAGAATATCACTGTCAGTATAGTCCTGATGACTATGCATACGCATCTTCCGGAGAAGGTAGTGATATTTTCATCACGGTAGTTAGCAAAAGGGCCGGGTTTGACGTTGTGCTTGCGCGTGAGCAGGCCAGACAATTTGCCCGTGAAATTCTAAAAATGACAGACGAACAGCCGGAGTAATCCGGCTTTTGCATTTATATTCACGATTTAAAGTATATCCTCGCATATTTTCCAACCACCGCACATATCGATTCAAATAAACTGAATAATTATCTATTCTGCATCTCTTTGCGCTTTTTGAGCATGGCGGCGAGTGACGATTGTCCGGATATCTGCATATCCTGAACAGCGTCCATTAGAGTATCATATTGGTCATCATATCCATCCTCAACGTCGGCCAATACGCCCACTGTGATTGATTCCATCTCAGCAAGCCATGGCACCACCCAGTCGTTAGTATAGCCGTAGTCGCCGTTAAACCATTGCACATGGTCTATTTTGTTCCCCTCTTCATCGTGCAGTAACGGGATGAACACTTTGCGACGCTTCAGGAATGGCTGAGTGTTGCAGTGCCTGGCCCATTTGTTTTGATCGGTTCCGCGTTGGACAGCTTTAATCGGAATCTTATTCTTGCGCTGAAGTGTTGTGATGAGTCCTTGCCCGGCCTGTTTATCTTCGACTGACATATACCGCAGTTTAAAACCTATCCCGGTGGGAATGGCGTTATTCCATTCGCTCCAGAGTGATTCAGCTTCTGTCAGTAACTGTTCAGGGTCCCATTTGCCGCGCTTAACGCATGGCACATATAGATTCTCGTTGCTATCCTCAAATGCCAGCGTGAATACAGTGTAATCATTTCTTTCTTTGATTTTGCCTGAGTTTGTATCGACGTAAATGGCCCCGCCAACGATATTCGGCGGGAGGGTATCGAAGGTTTGAAACCAGTCAGTTTCTATTAGTCCGCCAGATATCGAAATCGGTGCCTGCATGTACTGAGACATGAATGTGTATGGATCCGCTTCCCACAAATCCATTAACTGGTCAATGTCTTCCATTTCTGGCCAGTATGACCAGTATTCTATGCCGCCATTAACCCTGCTCGGTGAATCTTTAATGCAGTTCCAGCAATCAGCTGCTACTTCAGGCGGCAGCGTCGACAGAAAATCCTTTGTGATTAATGCTGGAACTTTGATGTGAAGGAATTGAACACCCATTCCCGGGCGCCCGTCTTTCTCGCCAAGGCAGAACCCGACAGGATCCTCTTTGTGCAACCTTTGCATTATCAGAAAGAAAGGCGTCGGATGCTCTTTTGATTTGTCTCCGCGACGAGAGCGAACAGTGTTGGTTAACTTTCGGTTTAATGCCTCGCGTTTGACCGGCGAAAACATGTCCTCCGGTTTCGCAGGATCGTCCATTGATACCGCGCCAGAGAATTTATCACCGTAGAATCCAGCACGGCCACCGGTAATCTGACCGCCCATTGCGCGGGATGTGGTTTCGCCTTTTACCTTTCCTTTGCTGTCTACTATCTGCCACTCTTCGGCTTGATTAGTTCCGAACGAGCAAAGCCATAGCTCTTGATACTCATTGCTTGCTATAATATCGCGAGTTCGTCTTGAGTTCCGTTTGACGAGAGAATCAGCAAAGGAAAGATTCATATTCCTGAACTTATCCAACACGCCAATATTTACAAGCATGTTGGTGTAAGCGGGAAGATGAACTGAGAAGAATTCCGATTTGGTACCACCAGGAGGGAAGCTGATAGCCAGGGATTGAGACGAATTCCCACCTCTTACCACTTTATCAACTTCATTGGCGGCATATCTGTGATGCCAGTTGACAAGCATCTCTTCACCCTGCAATAGTTCAAACCATATCCGGGTAAAGTTTAAAAAAGACTCCTCTGACGCCTCTTTAATCGCAAGGCGTTCATAGAAATCCATATCTAGCCAGTCTTTGTTGTCAAATAGACTCATTTTAGTTTGCTATTTAGTTTTGACTGAGCCTCTTTATACATTTCTTGATCGTACGCGTTTCCCTGTGGACTCATGGAGCCGTCTGATGATGTGCTGTCGACTTTTGACTCATCCTTGAGCCCCAGGTCTCTGGCTATGATATTAGGATTAAGCATGTTGGCCGCAGCGCCTTCAAACTTCTGTTGGCGAATAATTGACTTGATTCGCGAAACGACACCGAAAAAATCTTCATATCCGATTTTTGAACCATAGTTATCCAGTGTCTGTAAATCGCACTGAACAAAGTTGCAAAATCCAATATCAGTCATTGCTCGCATCTTTGCTACGCTCTCATGTTCCGCCGCGCCCTGGTATTTGACGAGCTCGTCCTCATACAGTGGATTTTCTTCTACCCAGTTAAAATACTCTATGGCTGCGTTCCACAGATCGTCAGGAGTGGAAAATATTCTTTCCCTGCCGTGCTTCGCTCTCGCTTCCCAAAATTTATTACCTTTCGGTGCTGGCATAATACCACCTATTCTGTTTGGTTTAGCCCTTTTACGAACTTTTCAATGTCATCAGCGCCAACCTTATCAATCATCATTATTATCATTTTGGCAAAGTCTGAATTGTAATCAACAACAATAGTTGATTGGTCTTCAAGATCATTATAATCAACGAACCCATAATCAACTTCAATAACCAATACAAACTCTTCACCATTGGTTATTATTCCGCAGGTGTGTTTATATTTATAGTCACGATAAATGTGACAGCATTTTGTCGAAAGTATTGTTGATTTAGTGCTCATATTAACGCCCTCATTATGCGTTCCATCATTTCTGCCCGTGCTCCATCAATGATACCACTAACAGCCTGATTAAGTTTACTCTTCTTCATTCCTCAATATCTCCAGTTGGGTTTATCGGTAACGGCATGTATGCCCTTACTTCCGTCCCGTTGGCCATGAATTGACATCCGGTATCAACATCAATATCAACGTAATCGATGTGCCATTGACAGCCATCCCAACACAAAATATCTTCATGTCTAAGCGGAATGTCTTCAGGCGAATCAACCAGCTCAGGCCGGTAGATTGATTCCGGTCTTTTTAGATGAGTTGTAGCGCCTATCTCGTAATTCCTGCCGTCAAAATTAACAATAACCCCTACACCCCCATTAGATGAGGAATATCCACAAACTGTTTTTGCCCTGACCCACTTACCCATGGGACCGCTAACCCCGTTCATATCAGAGTTGATAAATGCAACAACATCAATCCCGCCACGGTCCGGCATTGTGTTGGCAAAACCATTATCATCCCAACCATCCCACTCAATAAAATCCTTTCCTTGTTGGTGCGCTTTCATATCATTCCGTCCTATTCTTTAATTAACGCCGAATTATTAATCCACCCGTGCATGTTTAGTTAATTCAGAAACAGCTTCGGTTATATCAGCATCGAACTTAGTGTCGTACTTTTTACCAGCTGTAATTTCACATCTGGAATGCATATCAGGATCCTGAACTCTCAATACATCTCGCTTGATTAAATTTAACATACATGGTATGTCACTCTCTTCAACTTTATAAAAACGTTGAATGAACGTTAACGCTCGTTTTGGATCACATGTTGCAAATTGAAAAGTCATAATTTACCACCCTTTAGCGCGAGATTGCGCACTTCTCGCACGCATGCGTGCCAGGTATTCACGCCATTCCTGCTCTTGCTGGCGTTTCTTTTCTGCTCTAGTACATTCAATTTTCATATGCGGTCCCATTTTTCCAGCAATACACGATAAAAACGATGGCGGTAACAGCGAATATTGCAGCGCTGATTAACATCCCGGTTCCCGTTGATTTTGTGACAAATGACGTCATCAGTATGAGTAAAGGACACAACCATAGTAAATAAATTTTATTCATAACGCCACCTCAAACAGCCAGCATAAACAATATGGCAACCAATGTAATGGCCGTTATTTCCACATAGTGTTGCGAGATAAAATCCCGTAATGAGTATTTCATTTTGAACGCTCCTGTAAAATGTTTGCGGTTTCGCCCATTAACTGAGCTGTTTTGCGAGACGCTTTAGCTATGCGTGCCGCAGTCTGTGAGAGTTTTTCCAGCTCTTTGGCGATTTTAAAGAATGGTTCTTTGTCCAGTTTTTTCATTTCGACTCCCCATCAATGATTATCATAAACGCCGCCATAACGACGTTAAGTTAATCACTCATCATCATCATCTCCTACGTGGATGAAATGCACATCATGACCATCGGCACGATATTCTGAACTACACGCACCGCAGTAACAAACTATAAACCCCACATCATTATTCTTAAAATAACAACCATCACAATCATCAGACTTGACAGGGCGCACTCTGACGCCTGCACGCACTTCAATTGGTAGTTTAGTCATCTGCTTACTTCCTGTTAATTCGTCGTTTCGTTCTGTTAATTGATTATTTCATCGTGTGCTACCAGCGCCATGTGAACGCATGCACGCTCAGTAGCATACCCAGAATGAGAAACTGCCACCGCTGTTCGCTCTGCAAACCATAATATAGACGATATAATATTGTACTGCTCTGTTAGTTTCTCTTCTGATATGCCGTTGCTGATAGCTGCATGCTGTGCACGTCTCAGATCTGACCACATCCCATCAACGCGATTAGCAAATGCGCTAGGGTTACTCATAATTTCTGATGCTGATACATCTCTGCCGCAGCGAGATAATGCTGATTGAGCCATTTCGCACAGATTTTGAATTGATGTAGTTTTCATAATGGTTACCCCTGTTAATTATGCCGTTTATTTGTTTTGTTATTATTATATTAGTTTACACATAACGCATTGTCAACTAATTTCGTTAAATTTTTCTATCGCATCATCATCAGTGTTCAGCCATCCGCCGGCCAGATTGTCAGCAATGCGCCTCTCCTCGCCGTCAAACGACTCGACCAGCTCATCCAGTCGCAGCCTGATGCTGTATATTTCGCGCAACTTTTCTTCGTCTGTCATGCACTCTATTTTTTGCTCACCACTTGAAAACAGAGCTAATGCGGCGAAAAACCCAATTATTATCCCCACACTCAGAGATAAATAGCAGTAAACCGCGACCATATCATCCTCCAATTATTTTATCTATCGCAGCTCGATACTGCTCGACGTTGTTAATATCGATGGAAAAAAACGACTGATGTTTTGCGCTATCCCACTCACGGTCTATCTCAATACCAGTGCCACGGATGAATTTAACGACCTGCCCCAGCCTGGCGGGAGACTTCAGATCGGCCATTTCAATTAATTCATCTCTCGACCAATCATCAGTCTCGTACGGATACCCTGACATAAGTATCGTCAGCACATCACGAGCCTGGTCGCCATTCGCCGACCGGTTCGCAAATTCTCCACTGATATACCTCCACGCCACCTTGCACCCAAGAACGGGCTTATGGAGCTCAATTCGCTCAAACACGTGACCACGGTCGATCATTTGATGGATGAATGACCTGACGGTCCTGCTTTTTGCGTGAAGCTTATTGCAAATCTCAGTAACCGTCATGGCTCTACGCGACGTTAGAGCGGCAATCTCACGCTGAATGTTCATCGCTATCACCCAGTTCAGACAGCCGCGTTTTAGCGTCTGCCAATTGTTTGTCGAGTTCAGCTATTTGTTTTTTCAGTTTGTCCCGGGCGCATGCCTCAAACAAAGCAGCTTTTTCTTCTGCGTCTAACACAGGAACCTTAATAATCGCCCTACCGATGGTTATGTGGTCCATGCCAGTAATTCCGGACGGAACAATCAGAGACGCAGACACGTCATCAAATATTACTCCATGCGATTTAGTGATATAAAACCGTATCGTTTTTTGTTCTGTTTTCATCATTGCGCCCTTATCTGGTCTGATTCAACACATTTATCGTACATGCCGCCAGCAATAACCTCTGCATCCGCAGCAGTAAACCCATCGACAGCGATCTTAGTTTCCGCGTCACTGAGGGCAACCCGGTCTTTTGATGTCAGAGTGAATGAGCCACGGGCAACTCCTTGACACGGAATGAATACGGCAACTTCAACGTCACCACCAGTTTTCGGGGTGAATGTGACTTCACCATAAATAGTATTGAAGATTTTCATGGCATGCTCCTTTCGTTTATTTGTAAACTATTATAATAATGGACCACGATATGAGTATTGTCAACTAATTTAGCTGATTTATTTATCCTGCTGCCGCATCAATTCTGCGTATTCGGAGTCGTCGGGAATAGTTATTGGTATTGCGTGCTCAATGCAAAACTGATGAATTTTTTGCATTGCATGCAGTTTTTGCCCGATCGTCGCAGCTCTTCGGCCCTCGTATTCGTCAGAATTTACAGCCCAACTAAGCCGGATGCCATTTTCATCACAGCCCAGACATAGGTGCGTGTACGCCTCGTGTGCATCTTCACCGTTAAACCTGCGCTGGCCGTGCGGATTGCCTTCCGAGTCATAAAATAACGGCATCGTATAACCCCTGTCCGCCTGAAATTTTGCAATCTCACTCATCCACATGCGCCACACTCTAAGCATCGGGAGGGTGCCGTTGTTTTTCTCAGTAGCTGTGATTCTCAGCGGTTTATTGCTCTCATCGAAATGATCGCAAACGTATCCAGACACTGATGTCAGGCCTTCAGGGCTGGTCAATATAAATTCTTTCATTCATATTTGCCTTTAATATCGTCGCGTTTGACGAATTCGCTGATAGTAAAAACTGGATCCTCATCAGCCATGAATTCAACGATAGCAATACCGAGCGCGCCAACAGATTCTATATTCGTCACCGGGTCATAAAATTTAACGCGACCTGCAATTATTTTTATGTCCGTGGCTTTTCCGATAATGTGATCTATCCAAAAATTATTTGATACGTCAGATGGAATGACAAAAACGCTCGACACGCCATGTTCAGTTAAATTTCGATACGCTGCTGATAGCGCCTTTTCTTTTTCTCCACGGCTAAACGGTGGATTGCAGAACCCTACGGCTCCCAATTCTGACCAGTTTTTTCCAACGTATGAGTTTTGCTCTGTGTAATATTTATCGCATTTGTGATTTTCATCACTCGCGCAAATATCAAAATCAAAATCGTATTGCTCATCCAGCCACCGGAAAAGCCACGGCGGGGTTCTGTAGCTATCTGATAGCTTACCCATAGCCTGGCATTTGTGTTCCTGCTGTTGCGCTATTAATTGCGTGCTCATAGTATGTATCCTGCATTCCTGTTTTATTTTATTGTAGTTATAGCAACCGGCATGTCAACTATTTATCATCATCATCCAGCCATTCGTTAATATCTGTGCTCGTCGGGAAAACATATTCAGCGGCACAATTCGGATCTGAACAATAAATCCGATCATAATCCCACCCTCCGCCGGGAAGACTAATTGTCTCAGACCCGCAAGTTTCGCATTTGATTTTTTCTCTTGATACACGCTCAAACAGGGTTAATTTTTTATCGCTCATTATTGCAACCTTTTAGCTCACTTAGCAGTTGTTCAGCGTTTGACAGCGCTTCTTCATCCACGGTTTTACACCAAAATGTATCTTGTCCTGACTCCTGTACGCACGCATCATCTTCGGAATCAATTATTAATTTCAACGCCTCCCGCAACCGCTTGTTTTCCCCGACTAATCTGTCGTGATTGTTTACTGCATGACAAACTGCCTCTGCTGGCTCTTTGTTAGTGTATAAAAACCCGAAACCCGTTGGCAGATTAAGACCGTTAGTTGTTGCGTTTATATACACTCCGTAAGTGCATACAAACCCTTCACCCCACACATCACTCATTTTCATTTCATTGCTCATTGTTTATTTCCTCTATCACACTGTTTAGATTACAATTTAGCTATTGACGCCTTCCAAACCCCGCCACCAATACTTTCGAATTTGAACCGTTTAACTGTTCCGCTCACGATCACTTTGCCCTGATATTCGTCAGTCAGAATATTTTTCCTCAGTGCAGTTGAAACATATGCAAATTCTGGCGGGTTTTTGCTTGCAACTTGTTTTGTGGTTAAATACCAAATCAAATCATTCTTGGTTTTTATTAACTCGTTATTCATCTTAATTTCCTCTATCACACCGTATGCATTTAATCATTATTTGAAAAATCAACTTTTACATCAATCAATTCAAGTGGAGCCCTCATTCCAATTCTATCCATTACAATTTTATGCTGTCTCGGATGGCTCACGCTCATTTTTTGAAATCG